CGCCGCGAGGGTAGGAGGCCATGTCTCAGCTTTCCAGCCTAAGCCGCTGATGAGGCTTAAGCCGTGGCGGCACCTTGAGAGGTAACGCCCCGGTGATGCCGGCACGAAAATGTCTACGGAATGGCAGCAAAGTTTCGGCTACCGGTTCTTTTTTACCCCCATAAAGTCTTCGGCGGCCGACCTGACCCGCATCAACCTTGGCGGGCTCGGCTCCGGCAAGTTCATCAACAACGTCACTCTGCAAAACGCGACTGCCAAGATTATCACTGCTGGCACGGGTGATACTTTCGCCTTTGGCATTGGCACCCATGCGGTTACGAATGCCGTCGCTACTGCCACACTCGCTACCCTAACCTTCGACGCTGCCCACGGCATTGCAGTAGGACGGAGGATCGTTGTCAAAGATCTCCCCGCCCCGTTCGCCAGTCTGAACGGTTCGTTCGTGGTGACATCGGTGACCACCACAAGCCCGCACACCCTCTCCTACGCCCTGGCTGGTTCTGCGATCACCACGGCCCCCGTTGCCGCTGGTGTAGTGGCCCCCTCGCTGCTGCTTGATGGCACCGATCCCCCGTTCCGCCTGATGGGGCTGACCAATGCCCAGCCAGCCAACGCCACCACCAAGGAGAGCGTCACCACCTACGACGACGAAGCGGGCGGATATAACACACCGATCCCGACCGCCAAGGACAAGACCTGGACGCTATCGGGGGTCACATCCTTCGCCGCTTCTGCGTGGCGTGCCATGCGGCTATGTGAGGAACTGAACCTATCCGAGAAGTTGATGATCAAGTACGCCTTGATTGGCCCCTACAACGGCAACCAGGTGGAGTATGGCTACGGCATGTTTGAGTCCTATCAGCCCGAGCAAGCCGCCGGCACGGTGCTCAAGTATCAGGTGAGCCTGGCTGGCTACGGCAAGCCGGGGCTTGAGCTGCTCTGATCATGGCGATCACTGTTCGGGGGGAGAAGTTCGAGGGCTATAACAAGCCCAAGCGAACCCCCCAGCACGCCACCAAGAGCCATGCGGTGCTCGCTAAGGAGGGTGAGAAGGTCCGGCTGGTCCGGTTCGGGCAGCAAGGTGTTACCGGTGCTGGCGATCAACCACGCACCAAAGCGCAGAAGGCCCGCCGCGCGAGCTTCAAGGCCCGCCATGCCGAGAATATCGCCAAGGGCCCGATGAGTGCCGCCTACTGGGCTGACAAGGTGAAGTGGTAGGTCTAATCAGGTATCCGGAAATTCCGGACAACTGAATTGATAGGCCCCGGCGATGCTGGGGCTTTTTAGTGCCCTTTATGCCTCAGCACTAAACGGCTGACTGGCCCGCTCCATGCGCCTAGCCCAGGTATCGCCACCCTCGCGGCCATTGCATGGATTGATGCAGTTCGGGTCGTTGATCTGATTGCAGACCAGGCCGGCTAGGTCAAGCTCTGAAGCTTTCTTGCCGGTGCCTGACCAATACAACTGCCCACCTAGCCATCGGGCGCCACAGCGGGTGCAGGAGCGAGCTTCCATGGTGGTTGTGCGGTGGTTGTGGCAGGTTACCGGGTCAACTAGGGAGCAGACTCAGCGCATCAGACGCCTCAGGTAGCGGGGCAATAGATACCCGCCATTCTACTGTGACCTTGATTGTTCCTTTGCCGGTGTCGCCTAAGGCTTCCCATTCAGCACCAGGGACTAAGGCTTCCCATTCAATGCCAGCGACAGGGTTAGGATCTGAAAGATCAATGTGTTTTTCTTGTACGGCTTGATGCAATGCAGCAAGAAAAGCCGGGCGCTTTTCTGCTGCCAAAGTGACGCCCGAGCCAAGCGTAAACAACCCTTCACATACAGCCTTGACGCTTGGCGGTGTATTCGTTGGGCTAAATCCTTTTCCATCAAACTGAAAACCTGGAGCACAGTAGTGAGCCAAAGTTAAATCCTCAATAATGGTGAGTAGGGGAGATGTTGGGGGTGGTGGTGTTGAATCAGTGGAAAGGGCCTGGCGGATTAGCTCCCGCGCCCATACCGTTACCGGTGTGTCCTGCCGCTTGCAATGCTCACGCACGTCACGCACGGCTGCGTAAAGGTCTGGCGACATGGTGAGCTGAATCATGCAACGACCGTCTTTTCGAATGCTCATGGCCGGCCAACAACAGAAGGCATGGGCGGAAATTCTTGATCTTTGAAGATTTTTAGCTCTTGTCCGGTAAGGCTATAATTGAATACTTTAATGTAATTAGCTAACCAACTTTGTGAGCGCTGCTTCTTGTCTGAAGACAAAAAGCGTTTATTTCTAAAAGCAAGTATTGGGTCATATCTTTTTAGCGCAATACCTTCTTTGACGTTTTCTGCAAACTGCTCTAGTGTTGACACTGCGTGCCCTTGGCACATAGCGGCATAGATCAAGCAACCAAAGGGGCCTGGGACGACAATGCCACTCATCTCAAATTTTTTAGCTAGCGCAGTGGCCCACTGCCACCCTTCGGGGTCTGATTTATATTTTTCTAATATATGTAAATTTGTCACCATAGAAGCGACGTACTGCCCGCTCCACACCAGGTTGGGGGCCTGCTTGTAGAGCAGAAAATTCCTAATAGCCGCTGCCATGCAATGTGTATTGTTTGCACCATTGACCGACAAAACATCAGCCCCATTACGCTTTTTGCCAGTGTCAAGTACCGAAAAAACGCTTGGATCAATGTTTGTTGTCACAAGCATTTCCACAGAGATGCCGGTTTCTTGCACGGCCTTCAACCTATGCTGGCCGTCTAGTATTGTGCCGTCTAAGCAAATTGCAATACCTTGATGGGTTAGCCTCCATTCTCCAGAGTTTAGTTGTGACTTTAGATAGTTTAGATTACTTTTGGCAAACGGTCGATTCCTTGGGTTGCGTGTTAAAAGCTCTTCGGCTAATTCGGGTGTGATCAGAATCGTTTTTGATTCCATGGTGATAGGATGAGCCGATGCGGCTGTGCAAGTGGGTGCAGTCGTTGACCAGTGGCGGGCGGGGGTGCAACCCCGCTTGTTCCGCATGATCTGATCATACCCCGTCCCTAAGCCGTTTGCCAAGGGCAGCGCCAACCGCCCAACAAGCGACCCGCCCCAGCTCGCCGGGAAAGCTGCAGCATGACCCTGCCCACCACTGCACAGGAGCTGTACGACCTACTGGCGGCCGATGCCGTGGTCGGCGCAGCACTGGGCACCTACACCCCCCGCAGTGGCACCGCCATACCCGCCATCGCAGTGGTCCGCCGCAATGAATCCCTGCCCGAGGGGGTGGCCGTAGCGGGCCTAGAGGTGGTGATCCTCGCCAACCCCGACTACTCCACCGAAGCATTTGCCACCGGCGAGACGGCGCTCAATCCGCAGTTCCGGCTCTACGTGTCCGAGTGGTCGCCAGCGGGTGACTTCACGGCCCTGCAGTTGCTCACGCAGCGGATCATCGCCCTGCTTCCTGGCTGCCGTGCGGTGCCGATCGATGGCGATCCCCCAGGCCGTGGTATTGGGGTGCTTGATCAGTACGCCCTGAGCTGGTCCAACCCCACCCAATACGTCGTCACCCCAGGAAGCTGACATGGCAAACGAGTGGGTTGTCAAGGTAACGGCCGATGTCAAGGGCATCCTTGATGCTTCGCGGCAGATCGGACAGGCGGGTAAGCAGGCGGGGGAGCAGTTCAGGCAAGGATTCGGCGGCAGCGACCAGACGATTGAAGGGCTGCGTAGCCGACTGAATGAGTTAACCCAATCCCTAAACAAAGCGGCTATCGGATCAAAAGAGTTTGCGGCTGCGCAAAAAGAAATCGCTCAAACCCAGGACAGGCTGAATGCGGCGCTAAAGGGATTCAGCGGAAATGAAAATAGCATTGAAGGGTTAAATAATAAATTAACCGAACTTAACGGAGTATTGCAAAAAGCTGAGATTAGCTCTAAAGAGTTTGTGGCGGCACAAAAAGAAATTGCTCAAACTCAAGACAGGCTCAATGCGGCACTAAAAGGGTTTACTGGCAGCCAAAACAGCATTGAAGGGCTAAATAATAAACTGGCCCAGTATAATAGCGCTTTGCAAAAAGCAGAGATTGGATCCAGGGAGTTTGTCACGGCACAAAAAGGAATCGCAGCAACACAAAGAGAAATCAATAATGCCTTAAATGGATTCAGCGGTAAAGAGCAAACAATTAGCGGGCTACGCAATCGCTTGTCGGAGCTAAGCCAAACCTTGGACAAAACAGCGATTGGCTCACGGGCGTTTAAGGAAACACAGTCGGAAATTGCACGCACACAGCTACAAGTTGATCAAGCTCTTGGCAAAACTAGCGTAGCGGTTGGTGTGCTTGGCAACGCCTTGAATGCACTGGGCTTTGTTGGGGTTACCTATTCGGTGGTTGGCTTCCTGAAGGGATCCATTCAGGGAGCGGCAGAGCTTGAAACGACCACCCGCAAGCTCTCCGCCACTCTTGGCGCCCAAGGGGCGGCTGGGGCTCTCAGCTTCGCCCGTGAAACCGCCGAGACGTTGGGGTTGTCTTACAGAAGCCTGTCTAGCACCTTTGGCAGCTTTACCGCAGCGGCAACCGCTTCCGGCGTGCCACTGCAGCAGCAGAAAGAGTTGTTTGCGTCAGTAGCAAAAGCGGGCCAAGTACTGGGGTTGACCAATGATGGAATCAACGGGACCTTTGTGGCGCTCCAACAAATTGCCTCAAAAGGCGTGGTTTCCATGGAGGAGCTACGTCAACAGCTTGGCGAAAGACTGCCGATTGCTCTAGCCGCAACTGCCAATGGCCTGGGGATTAGCCAACAAGCGCTGATTAAGCTGGTGGAAACTGGCAGGCTCACGTCGGCTGAGTTTTTCCCAGCAATCACCAAAGGATTAAATGATCTGACTGCTAATGCTAGCGTAACACTTACTGCAGCGCAGAACTTTGCCAATTTGCAAAATGCTTGGCAAGATCTGCAAGACAGCTTCGGTACGAGTTTGCTCCCAACAGTTACACAGCAGGTAGTAAATCTGGCCGAAGCGCTAAAAGGGTTAAAGGTTGATGTATCGGCAAGAGACTTGCGTCAGTCGTTTGGTGTAACGGCCGATGAAGCAACTCAGCTTGTTGACATCCTAAAGAGCATCACCAAGGAATACGGGCTTAGCGACCAGCAAGCCAAGAACCTGCTAAGCAACGCTATTGCAACTACAGGCGCTACGCGCGATTTCTTTGGGGAGCTTAATTTAGGAAGCCTAAAAACTACAGGCATACTTAATGGCTTTGGGCAAGTTCAAGCAAACCTAAATCGCGAGGCCAAAGATTTTGCCAGTAAACAGCGCGACATACTAGGCGAAACCAATGCTGCCGTAGCCGCTGAATCTCAACGACTCGCAATTGCAAAAAAACAAAACGAAGAAAAAACCAAAGAATTAGCAAGTCAAGCGCAGTTGGCGGAAGCAGTTGGCAGGACCGTTCAAGCCGAAAACGCCGGTCGCACAGAAGTTCAGCAGGCCGGACTCAATCTCGGCCAAGCCCTTATAGCATTAGAAGATTCGCGTTTCAGTATTATCCGCAATCGCAATAACTATGAACTACAAGAAGCGCAAAAGCGTGGCGCAAATGAGGGTGAAATCAATGCAATCAGACAACAGGGAGACGAGATCGACCGAGCCGCTTTGACCTTTAAGTTTAACGCTTTACTAGCACAGCAGGACCTGCAAAGACAGATACTTGCCCTGCAACAAGAGCAAGCAAGGTTAGAGGCTGAGCTAGGGTCAAGCTCGGCAAGGCTAGAAGTAGAGAAAGCAAGGTTGGGAGTCGAGCAGGCTTCGCTGTCAGGCAATGCACAGGCCATCCAGCAGGCCGAGCTTGGGCTAAGAATTGCTCAGCTTGGTACGCAGTCTGCTGACTCCAAGCTCCAGATTCTCAGCAAAACCCAGGCCATTGAGTCGCTGATTGCTGGTGTCACCAACGAAACCGCGCAGAACCAGATCAAGGCCGAAGCCGCCGCCAAGAACCTGGCGCTGTTTGCCGATGGCACTTTCAAGGCCACCAAGGGCACCAGGGATCAGTTCAACAGCCTTCAGGACCTGATAAACATCCCCCTGAACCAGCAAAAAACCTTCCAAGGGCTGGTCAGGGAGACAGGGTTACAGGTCAAAAACACCGGCCAGGGCTACTACGAAATCAGCGGCTTCATCGACGGGTTCACCGGTGGCCCGGTGGATGCCGGCCAGACCTACAGAATCAACGACGGCCCGAGCGGGATGAGCCTGGGACAGGAAGCCTTCCTGTCGGCATCGGGGGCGCTGTCGCTGATCAACCGACCCGCAAACAGCCTCTGGGTGGCGCCATCGAAAGGCACGGTGATCCCCGCTGCCGTGACCAGCCGACTGAAGGAAACTGGGGCCCAGGGTGGTGGCGCTGGTGCGATGCGGGTGGGGTCTGACCCGGCGATAGCCCATCTGGCGGCGGCGGTTGGAAACCTGAGTCAGGAGGTAGCTGAACTGAGGCGTAGAGCGTGGAACGTGGGCGTCAATGTGCGGGGCGATGGATCCGGTTTGAGGTTGGCGCAGACCATGGCGCGGATCCGTTGAGGGTGGCCTGATGAGCATTCAGCTCAGCTATGGCGGCAGCACCTTGACCCTGCGTTACCTCCAGGCGCAGCCGTTTGGTTATGCCGAAGCGGAAACTGAGCAAGGCCTGACGGCGCGGCGCTTCACCGTGGCGGGACTTTGCACGCCAGCGCAGTGGGTGACGTGCTGCAGCATTTTTGACGCCTGGCAGGCGGCCAAGATTTTGGAGGCACCCACCATCACCAGCCGAGCAGTAGGGGCCACCGTGGCGCTTACCTGCTCCGCCCATGGCCGCAGTGTCACCGGACTGGCCTGTTGGTTCACCGGTGGCCCGGTGGATGCCGGCCAGACCTACAGAATCAACGACGGCCCGAGCGGGATGAGCCTGGGACAGGAAGCCTTCCTGTCGGCATCGGGGGCGCTGTCGCTGA